GCCGACGAGCTGCTGGTGCCGATCGTCGACGAGATGGACGATATCGCCGCCAAGGTCCGCCCCTGGTGGTTCAAGGCGGCGGCCGAACTGCTGCCTGCCAAGCGCAAGACGATGGAGCTGTTCGGCTGCATCATCGGATCGCGCACCGGCAAGACGGTGCTGGCCATCGATGGCGATGACGAGAGCCTGATCGTGGCGCTGGGCAAGACGCGCTGGGGCAAGGTGTTCGCGCCGGCCAAGCCGAAGCTGGACAAGACGGCGCTGCTGAAGGCGACCGATGGGCCAAGGGCCGAGGATCTGAAGAAGCTGGGCGTGACGGCCAAGCCAGGCGAGGAATCGTTCGTGCTGGCCCGGGCCGAGCAGGCCGGGACGGTGGGATCGTGAAGCGCCTTCTACGGCGGCTGCAGCTCTGGGCTTTCCGGTGGGCGGCATGGATGGGACGCGTGTCGTGAAGCTCGCCTCGTTTGCCCGGGTGACGCACCTAGTGCAGGAGCGCGAGCGGTTGCTATATGCCCTGACGCGTGACGTAAAGATCGTCTTCGATGCCGATCCCTGGCATCAGGTTGTCGATCAGGCCATGATCGATGCCGTCACCCCCGCGATAAAGCCTGCGATCACCGCAGAGTTGAACCGTCGTATCGGTGTGATCGATGTCGAGCTGGTCGAGCTCGGCATGTCGATCGACTGATGCCAACGCAACCGCCGCGCTACCGGCCTCCAGGCTGGAAGCCTGGCAAGCCCTGGGAACGGCCTGGGCTGTTCGTGAAAGACAATCGCAAGCGTGGCCGTGCCGGCATGCGCGAGCGTGCCGCAGTGCTGGCTGAAGAGCCGCTGTGCCGCCTGTGCCTAGAAAAAGGGCTAGAGGTCGCGAGTGACGTCGTTGACCATATCATGCCGCTGGCATGGGGCGGCAGCGACGAGCGGCACAACAAGCAGGCGCTGTGCACGCCCTGCCATGACGCGAAGTCCAAGACCGAGCGGAAGCTCGCGCAACGGCGAAAAATCGCGGATTTCGATTGAAAATCATCACATGGGGAGGGGGAGGGTCAATCTCTCCCGACGTCCGCCGCCGGACACCGCCTTGGTGGTCAGATTTTCACGCGGTCGAAATCAAAGGGTAAAAAGTTGAGGGTCTGACCTGGCGTCCCCCGTAGCCGGATGGAGCTCATCGCGCATCTCCATCCGACTGCAGAGCAAACACGGCATTGATCGTGATCAGCAATCAATGTTCGCGCGCAAATGCCAGAAGCCCCGGGGTGAAGCTCGTCACGAAAGCTGCAGTCGCGATAACCGCAGCACCGTCGATCTGACGCCTTCCGATTATCAGCAACTGCTTTGGATAGCTAGGTTGGGGGTCGATGGCGCGGGGTGGATCTAGGCCGGGGTCCGGTCGGAAGCCGACCTCGTCGGCGATCAAGAAGCTGCGCGGGACCGAAAAGGCGGAGCCTGACACGATCCCGACGATCGCGGCCGACGAAGCGCCGCTGATCTGCCCGATGCATCTGAGCGATCTGGCACAGCTGCTGTTCGCCAAGATCGCGGGGATCCTCGCGGCCGAAAACCGCGCCAGCGGCAAATATGCCGAGCATGTCGCCTTGCTGGCGCTGCGCCTGGAGCAGATCCAGCGCTTCCAGGCGGTGCTCGAAACCGAGGGCGATACCTACAAGTCGGAGACGGCGCGGGGTTTCATAATCCGGGCGCGGCCTGAGGTTGCGATGCTGTCCGATGCGATGCGCCAGGCGCAGTCGCTGCTGGGCGAGCTGATGCTCAACCCTGCCAGCGCGCTGAAGCTGGCCTCCGGGCACAAGCCCGAAGCGGGCGATTTCGACGATTTCTGAGGAGACCACCATGACCACCAGCGTGACCGTGAAGACCTGCAGCTGGCCCGTTCGGGTCTGGACCGCGCCGCGCGAGATTGAGGATTCCGACTGGGAGAACCCCGTCGATGTCGCGCCGAACAGCGAGCGCACCTTCTATGTGCATTCGGGCATCGATCTGTGCGTCCGCGAGCTGCCGCTGCCTGATCAGGCGGAATAACCGCCCTAGCATGTGGAGACGCGCGACTATCCGGCGATCGCCAAGCAATATGCGCGCGATGTCGTTTCGGGGAAGATCCCTGCCGGCAAGTCAATCGTCCGACAGTCCCAGCGGTTCCTGGATGAGCTGAAGGCGCAGAAGAAAGCTGCGTTTCCGCACCGTTTCGATAACGAAAAAGCGGCGCGCGTGTGTCGCTTTATCGAGAGATTGCCGCATTCCAAGGGCAAATGGGCCCGAGCAAAGGAGCTGATCCGGCTCGAGCCGTGGCAGGTGTGGATCTTGTGCTGCACCTTCGGGTGGCTGCGCAAGCGCGACGGGCTCAGGCGATTCCGCGTCCTGTTCGTCGTCGTGCCGCGCAAGAACGGCAAATCGGCGATCGCCGCCGGCATCGGTCTCTATATGTTCTGCGCCGATGGCGAGTTCGGCGCTGAGGTCTATTCGGGCGCGACGAATGAAAAGCAGGCCTGGGAGGTCTTCAAGCCTGCGAAGCTGATGGCTTCTCGCACGCCGGCGCTGATCAAACGGTTCGGGATCGAGATCAACGCCAAGAACCTGGTCCGGATCGGCGACGAGAGCAAGTTCGAGACGATCATCGGAGATCCCGGCGACGGCCAGAGCCCGAGCTGCGCGATCCACGACGAGTATCACGAGCATCCTGACGACGGCCAGGTCGACACGATGCAGACCGGCATGGGCGCGCGCGAGCAGCCCCTGCAGGTGCTGATTACCACCGCCGGGGACAACCTGGCGGGGCCTTGCTACGCAAAGATCCAGGAGGAACGCGAAAAGCTCCAGGGAATCGGGGCGACGGAAGAGCAGAAAGCGGCTCGCGAAGCCGCCGGAATGGGCCATAATGGCGGTCCGCCGCTTGACGACGAGACGTTTTTCGCCGAATTCGCGGCCGATGACGAGGACGATTGGCGGTCCGAGGCGACCCTTCGCAAGGCCAATCCGAACTTGGGCGTTTCGGTTGACGGCGATTTCCTTCGCGCCAGGCAGCGCGATGCGATCTCGACGCCCCGAAAAGCCGGTGTTTTCAAGACGAAACACCTCAATCTGTGGGTCGCGTCGAAGGCAGCGTACTTCGATATCCAGAAATGGCGATCCTGCCACGATCTGAACCTGCCCATGCGGGGCCGGGATCTGTTTCAGTACGAGGCCCTGCGCGGTCGCCGGTGCGTCGCGGGGCTCGATCTGGCGTCGAAGGTCGATATCGCGGCGCTCGAGCTGCTCTTCCTGCCGATCGGCGGCAAGCCGACGGTCGATGACCCGTATGTGCGGGTGGGTTTCTATTTTCTGCCCGAAGAGACGGTTCTTTCGGTGCCAGCGTATCAGGGCTGGGACAGCCAGGGCCTGATCAACGTCACCCAGGGCAACATCATCGACTATGACGAGATTCTGGACACGTTGCGCGACGTGCGCGACTTCGCCCAGCTCGAGCAGGTCGCTTATGACCCGCATCAGGCAACGTATCTGGCGACGACGGCCATCAAGGATGGCTTTCCGATGCTGGAATACCGCCCGATCGTCCTGAATTTCTCCGAGCCGATGAAAGAGCTCGATGCGCTGACCAAGGCCGGGACCATCGCCCATGGGGGCTGCCCGGTCATGGAATGGCAGATGAACAACGTCGTCGCGCAGGCCGACCGGAAAGACAATGTCTACCCGAACAAGCCGCGCCCCGAAGCCAAGATCGACAACCCGGTGGCGCTGATCAGTGCGCTGGGCTGCAGCATGACGAAGGAGGAGGAAGTGATCCAGACTTCGCCATGGGATGACCCCGAATTTTCCATGACGGCCGACGAGGACCAGGCCTGATGGGTTGGTTTACCGATTGGCTGCTGGGCGGCGTTGAACAGCGCTCGATCGAGGACCCGAAATACAGCCTCAGCGAGAGCCCGGAAGAGCTGCTGCGGCTGCTTGGCATTGCCGAGGCGCAGAATGCCCTGCCGATCGTGTCGATCGAGGCAGCGCTCGGCGTGCCGGCGGTGTTCTCAATCGTCGCCTTCCTGTCGCGCACGCTTGCTGCACTGCCGCTGCCGACCTTCGAGGCCGGCGAAAATGGCGCGAGGGTCGATGATCCCGTGGCGCAGCTGCTCAGCTATGCCCCGAATGACGGCGAAACCAGCTATGGCTGGCGGCGCTGGCACTGGCAGCAGGTGTTTACCGGTGGGCGCGGGCTTGCCTGGATCGAGCGGATTGGCAGGCGTCCGGTGGCCATTTGGCCCATGGACCCGGCGCTGACCACCATCCGGCGGGTCAATGGCGAGCGAATCTATACGCACAATGGCCGCGATTACCGCGCCGGCGACGTGATCGACACGCCGTTCATGCTGAAGCGGGACGGTCTGGGCAGCTATTCGCCGATCGCAAAGATCAACAAGGCGATATCGCTGGCGATCGCCATGGAGAGCTTTGCCGGTGGTTTCTTCCTGGGCGGTGGCGTGCCGCCGCTGGCGCTTGAAGGCCCCCTGCCTTCAGGTGCCGATGCGTACCGGCGCGCGCAGAACGATATCCAGCGCGCGATCGACCTCGCCAAGAAGTCGAACAGCAACATTTTCGGGATGCCGCCCGGCCACAACCTGAAGCCTGTCGGAATCGACCCGTCCAAGGGTCAGATGGTGGAAGCGCGGGCCTTTCAGATCATCGAGATCAGCCGTGGCTGGCAGATGCCGCCGGTTTTCGTGCAGGATCTGTCGAAGGGCACCTTCAGCAACACTGAACAGCAGGATCTGTGGCTGGCTAAGCACCTGATCATGCAATGGGCCAAGGCGTTCGAGGATGAGCTGACCCTCAAACTCTATGGCTGGCAAAACCCGACACGGCGCGTGCGCCACAATCTGGACGGGTTGCAGCGAGGCGCGTTCAAGGAGCGCAGCGAAGCGCTCGCCAGGGCGATCCAGACCGGTCAGCTGACCCCCAACGAAGCCCGCGCGCTCGAGCAGCGCGCACCGATGGACGGTGGCGATCAGCTTTACGTGCAGCAGGCGACCGTGCCGCTGGTGATGGCCGGCGCCGGTGTCGATCACAACGGCGGATCGTCGATCGACGACAATGAGGAGGACGCTGCGGATGCCAGCACCCAAAACTGAACAGCCTGAAAGCCGCGCGATGGCAATTGGTGGCGAGCTGCGCATGGCGCAAGGCGCCGATGGCATCGGCATGGCTGCCGGCTATGCCGTGCTGTGGAACAACCGCACCGATATCGGCGGTTGGTGGACCGAGCAGTTCGCGGTCGGATGCTTCACCGAGTCCCTGACCAAGCGTGACGTCGTTGCGCTCCACAGCCATGACGACGCGCGCCCCGTCGGCCGCCGCAGCCGCGGTACGCTGCGCCTCACAGAAGACCAGCGCGGCCTGGCGTTCGAAAATGACCTGCCCGATACCAGCGACGGCCGCGACCTGAAGGTGCAGCTCGAGCGCGGTGACATCGAGGGCATGAGCTTCCGGTTCATCGCGCGCCGCGAGGAATGGGACGAAACCAGCGATCCGCCTGTGCGCACGATCCACGAGGCTGATCTGATCGAGATCACCTACACCGCCTTCCCGGCTTATCCCGATACCGAAGCCGGAATGCGCAGCCTGGAACAGGCGCGAACCGAGCGTCGGCAGCACAACAAGACCGGCGCCCTGGCGCGCCTTCGCATGCGCCAGGCGCAGCGCGAACGGAAAATCTGACAGCAATTCACCGGGCCCAGCCCGAGGTGACGCCTGCCGAGCAGCAGCGTCCTCAACCACCCGCCTTTCTGGCGGGTTTTTTGTGTCCTGGAGCGACAAATGATCCTGCAGCAGTATTACGAGGAGCGCGGCACGCTGGTGGCCGAGGCTCGCTCGATTCTCGATTCGATCGCCAACGAAACCGATCAGACCCGCATCACCGAAGCCGAGCAGCGCCACGACGCCGTGATGGCCAAGCTTGACGCCCTCGACAAGAAGATCGAGCGGGAAGAGCGGCAAGCTGCTCGCGAAACCGCCGAGGAAGAGCGCCGCAAGCAGAACCGTCCCAATCGGGGCAGCGGCAGCGCGTCGGGCGTCGACGATCCGGAAAGCGGCGAAGATCGCACCGCTGAGCAGGCTGAGGAAGAATATCGCGACGCGTTCTATGCGATGCTCCGCGAGGGCGGCGATATGTCGGCGCTGTCGGCAGAGTCGCGCCAACTGCTGCGCCGCGGCTATGTCGAGAACCGCGTGCAGACCGCCGGCACGGATGCCGCTGGCGGCTTCACCGTGCCGACCACCCTCGCCAACTTCATCGTTTCGACCATGAAGGACTGGGGTCCGATGTACGACCCGGGCATCACCACCGAGCTGGTGACCTCGAGCGGCAACGCGTTCGACATCCCGACCAATGACGACACCGGCAACACCGCCGCGCTGAAGAGCGAGGGTGCGGACTTGACCGATGACGACAGCGGCGACCTCGCGTTCGGTGAGAAGAACCTGAACGCCTATGTCTACGCGACCCCCTGGCTGAAGATCAGCTTCGAGCTGCTGCAGGATTCGGCGTTCAACCTGGAAGCGTTCATCGGCGCCAAGCTCGGCGAGCGCCTGGGCCGCATCGCGAATCAGCGCCTCACCATCGGCACCGGATCGAGCCAGCCCAACGGCATCGTGACTGCTGCGGCGATCGGCAAGACTGCTGCCGCTGCCGCCGCGATCGCCGCCGACGAGCTGATCGATCTGCAGCATTCGGTCAACGCGGCCTATCGCCGCAGCCCGCGTTGCGGATGGATGTTCGCTGACACCACGCTGGCATCGATTCGCAAGCTCAAGGACGGTCAGGGCAACTATCTGTGGCAGATGGGCGATGTGCGCGTCGGCGCACCGGACCTTATCCTGGGCAAGCAGTACTACGTCAACGACGACGTCGCCGCGATGGCTGCCAACGCCCGCTCGGTCGTGTTCGGTGACATGGGTGCATACATCGTGCGCAAGGTCGGCAGCCCGCTGATCGGCACCGTGCGCGAGCGCTTCTGGCCCAAGGTCGGCATGGCCGGCCTGGTTCGCTTCGACGGCGAGCTGACCGATACCGCGGCCGTCAAGGTTCTGCGCCAGGCCGCATCGTAATTCACGATCGCAACGGAAATCCGGGCGGGGTTCACCTCGCCCGGGCTTTCGCTGGCTTGCGCGGATGATGCGCAGGCCAGCGAAGGAGACAATCCATGCCGAACCTGAAAATGCTGACCGGCCTTTCCGGTCCGGAATACACCTTGTCGCCCGGTGACGAGCGCGAATTTGGCGACGGTGAGGCCTCGCGGCTGATCCGCGCCGGGTTTGCAGAGGCAACTGACGGCTTCGTGCCGATCGACGAAGACGGCGATGCGGTTGCCGCTGCCGCTGCCGCTGCCGCCACGCAGGCTGATGCTGATGCCAAGGCCAAGGCAGATGCAGACGCGGCACAGGCCCAGGCCGAAGCGAAGGCGAAAGCCGACGCCGATGCAGCCACCACCGCTCCGAAGGCACCTGCTGCGCCGAAGAAGGCTGCTGCGCTGAAGAAGGCCAAGGCCTGATGTGGCTTCCCGCTGTCACCATCACCCCGCCAGAGGCGGAGCCGGTGTTGCTGGCGGCGGCAAAGCAGTATCTGCGCATCGATGCGGGCGATGACAGTTTCGACGACGAGATCGCGACGTACATCGCTGCCTCGCGCGCTGAGGTTGAGAGCATCACCAACACCCGCCTGATCAGGCAGGAGGTCGTTCTGCAGGCGGGCAGCCTGGCCGACCTCGAGCATTTGCCGATCGGTCCGGTGCAGTCGATCGAGGCCGTAAACTATATCGACCAAGCTAGTGACGAGCAGCTGCTGCCCGATACCGATTACGCGTTGGTAGCCAGCGGGCTCGAGGGCCAGATTATCCGCCCCTCCGGCGTCACCTGGCCGACGGTCGCCGATCGCGCTGATGCGGTGCGCGTGACGGCCATCGTCGGCTATGGCGACGCTGGCAGCGATTTGCCGCGTGACCTGTATTTCGTCGTGCTGCAGGCCATCCGCGCCAAGTTCGACGGCCGCGAGCTGGCGATCGAGCAGATGCTGGTCAATCACCGGATCTGGATGAGCTGATGCAGCGCGGTCGGTACGGATCTGCGAAGCGCGACCGGCTAATCCAGTTCGCGTTGCCGGAAACGCAAGAAAACGCTGCCGGTGAGCCGGTGGAAGAAAGCCTGGCGGATGCGGGCTCTGCCTGGGCAGCTGTGAGCTACGGGAAAGCGCAGGAGCGGCGAGAGGCTGGCATCGAAGGCAACGATCTGCCCGCGACGTTCATCACCCTCCAGAACGCCACCACGCGGGCGATCGGGCCCGGATATGTGATCCTGTCCGACGGCTATCGCTGGGACATCACCGGCGCCGCGCCTTTCGAGCGCACTGAAATGGAATTCACGGCTGTGCGACGCGCCAGCCTAACCCAAGGAGCATGAACATGCTGGTCAAGACGATCCGCGAGCACGCCAACGCCTATGGCGAAGCAAAGGCCGACGGCAGCCACCGCCCGAAAAAGGTAGGCGATGTTTACGAGCATCCCGATCCCAAGATATTGATCGCCAGCGGCTTTGTCGTCGAGGAGGCCACGGTTCAGGCTGAAGAGGATGCGGCCGCCGCTCGAGAGGCGGAGACCGCACCTTCCAAGATCACCAAGTCTGCCAAGAAGCCCGATGCTTGATTTCAGTATCGCCGGCATCGACCAAGCCGTGCGCGCGGCGCGCAACATCGGTCAGGCGGTGACGGACGAAACGATCAAACCGGAAGCGGTCGCTGCTCTGCAGCCGGTGCTCGACACGGCGCGACAGATTGCGCCCGTCGATCGCGGAGAGTTTCGGGACAGCCTGGCTATCGGCGATCAGGTCGTCGGCGAGGCGTCACGAGGTCGCGGCGGCAGCATCTACTTCGGACCGTTGGCGGGCGAAGCTGATCATGCATGGTTCGTCGAGCTCGGCACGGTGCATATGGCAGCGCAGCCTACCATCGCGCCTGCATTTGAGCAGCACCGCGACAAAATTCTAGACATTCTGGGGCAGGGCGCTGGTCGCCTGATCCTCTCGGCGAATTGAGATGGAAGAGGCTCTGGTCACACGGCTGCGCGCCGACGCAGCCGTGGCAACTGTCGCCGGTGTGTTCAAAAATCGACCGGCGATCGATGTTGGCGAGCGTCGATCGGACAAGCCGGAAAGCTTTCCAGCCTGTTACATCGAAATCATCTCGCCGGGCAGGGTGAATGACCAGGACGGGCCGTCAGGCCTGTGCCTGCCTCGCATCCGATTTGAATGCTTCGGACGAAGCTATCTTCAAGCGAAGCAACTGGCCGAGGCCATAACCGACGCTGTTGACCTGCCCGAAACGATCGACGGCATCCGCTTCCACCGCGGCGCACAGCTTGTGCTCGACCGCAGCATGAAACCCGAGGACCTGGGCGGCGGGATCAAGGTCTTCCGGCGGCTGCGCGACATGATGATCCCTTACACCCCCACTTAAAGGAAATTGCATATGGCAACCGGAGATGGCGTCCTTTCGGACGGCACTGAGCTGTGGCTGACGAACTCGTCGGACGTTCTGACCAAGGTCGTCGGCCTTATGAGCATCAATCGCCCCAGCCTGGCGATCGGCAAGGTCGAAAACACCGATCACGACAGCGGCAAGGTGAAGGGATACATCCCTGGCCATGGCGACATGCCCGAGCTGCAGTTCGTCATCAAATACGAGCCTGGCAGCCCGACCGATCTGCTGATCGAGGAGCACAAGGCGAGCCGCGAAAAGCGCCCGTTCAAGCTCGTGACGCCTGAGGAGGACGGTTCCACTCAGGACCACGAGGCCACGATCTTCCTGATGACCTATGTGCCGGACAACGCGCCGCTTGGCGGCGTCCGGACCGCGACGGTTACCGGACAGCCGGGTGTCATCGTCCAGTCGCCCTCTGAAGCATAAGGAGGGCTGACCGATGCGAAACCCTCTCGAGGGCATGGCCAGTTTCTTCTTTGGCGGCCAGGAATGGCATCTGAAGCTTGATAATCGGGCCTTTTATCACGCTGAAGACGTTCTTGGCTTTTCGGTGCTCGATGCCGTCGAGCAGATGCGTGCTGCCTTGGCAGCCGGCAAAAACCCGATGCTCAAGACGATCGTCGCGCTGGTTTATGGCGGGCTGAAGCTCAATCATCCCCAGGTCGACGAAGACACGGTCATCAGCATGTTCATGTCTGAAGACCCTGCCGTTCGCGAGGCGGTGCTCAAGGCGATGCGCGGTGCACAAATGCCCGACATTCAGCCGCCGACTGGCCCCGCCGGACAGGCGGGAAACGCGCCGCAGGGCAACCGGAAGACCCGGGGTGGAACTGGGAGCTGATCTTTCAGCGCTGGTGCCAGGCAGGCTATTCCCCGCCTGACTTCTGGCACCAGACCCCCCGATCGACGCTGATCGCGATTTGGGCTGCGCGTCAACGGCTCGAGGCCGAGTTCCGCAACCTGATATCCGGGGCCTGGCTTGTCGGCATGCTCAGCCAGTGCCCGCCGGCACAATATCCACCGCTCGACAAACTGATCGGCACCGATGGTGCCGTCACACCGCAATCTGCGCCGGTGCTCGACCCGAAAGAGGCCGCAGCAAATGCGCGCGTGTGGGGCCTGCTGCTCAGCGCAGGCAAGAAGCGGAAGCCCCGCAAAGGTAAATCATGAACGGACCTATCGCATCGCTTAACGCCGCGCTGCGGTGGGACCTTTCCGACTTCGAGCGCGGCACCCGTCATATCGAGATGTCATTCCAGCGCCTGCTGACGCTCGGCCGCGACATGGCTGCTGGCTTCCAGCAGATCGGCCAGCGCATGACGCTGGCCATCACAGCGCCGATGATCGCGCTGGGCGCCTATACGGTGAATGCAGCCAGTGACCTGCAGGAGCTGCAGAGCGCGTTTGACTACACGTTCGGCGCATCGGCCGCGACGATGAATGCGTGGGCCGAGAGCACCGGCAACGCCATGGGCCGCGCCACCAGCGAAATGAAGGCTGGTGCGCTTGCCATGGGCCAGCTGTTCAAGCAGGCGGCGCCGACAGAAGAGGCGGCTGCACGGCTCTCCCAGCGATTCACGACGCTCGCTCAGGATGCGGCGAGCTTCTATAACACCAGCTTCGACGAGGCGATCGGCAAGATCCGATCGGGCCTTTCGGGTGAGAGCGAGCCGCTGCGCGATTTCGGCGTGTTTCTGACCGAGGCCGCAGTGAAGGCCAAGGCGCTCGAGCTGGGCATGATCAAGGTCGGCGAGGAGCTGACCGAACAGGGCAAGATCATGGCCCGCGCGATCCTGATCCAGGAAGGCCTTGCGGACGCCAATGGCGACGTCGAACGAACTGCAGGCAGCTTTGCCAACCGCGTCCGTGCGCTGAAGGCGAACATCCAGGAGCTGGCCGAGGAGATCGGCGAGCGATTCCTGCCTTATGCGGAGAAGTTTGTCGGTTGGGCGCAGCAGGCGGTCGAATGGATCGGTAACCTGCCGCCTGGCGTGAAGGATGCGGCAGTCGGCTTTGGCATCTTGCTGGGGGTGCTTGGCCCCGTGATGCTGGCACTGGGCGCGCTGGCGGCAACTGTTCTGCCGTTGTTCCTGGCCAACATGGGCCCGGTGTTCGTGGCGATCTCCGCGATCATCAATCCTTTCGGCACTGCCGTCGTCATCCTTGGCAAGCTCGCCGGCGAATTCGGCCTGGTCGGCCGCGCTCTTGCCCTGCTGACCGGCGGTGCAGCGCGTTTCCTGGGACCTTGGGGTCTCGTGATCTCTGCCGTGATGCTGTTCTCCGACAGTATCGCCAGCGCGATGCGCGGCATCGGGGCCATGATCCGAGAGACCTTGGGCCCCAAGGCTGAAGAACTCGTCACCCGCTTCGGCGCACTATTTGAGGAGCTGGACCGGGCCTTTCAAGAGATTGCCAAAAGCCCGCTGGGTGAGTTCTTTACCGCGCTCATCAACGTCGTCGGCGTCCTCATCGACGTGCTTCTGCGGCTCGCGGGAGCTGGCATCATCGCGTCGATCGGCGCACTGCTCGACGTGATCTCCGGCATTGTCGAATACGTGCAGGGCGTGATCCAGACGGTTTCCAAGTTGCTGCAGGGCGACTGGGAAGGGGCCTGGCAATCGGCAGGCAACACCGTTGCGCGTGCCGCCGCGAGGATCGCCAACCTTATCCGTGGGGTAATGCCGTGGTTGGCAGCCGCGATCGATCAAGTGGCACGTCTGAGCGGTGATTCTGCCCAATTGGCGAGCGGGCAAGGATTTGGTGGCGGGACGAACCCGACCGACGCCAGCGACGTCAACCGCAGGCTTGGCTTCAACATCACTGACAACGGGGCCATGGGGCCAAGAAACCGTTCTTACGCCGTACCCGGATCGGGCGACAATGCCCGCAAGGGGCGCGGGCGAACGGGCCCGAGCGCGCAAGAGTTGGCCGATCGGCGCGAAGAGATCAAGCTCGAGCAGGCGCTCGCTGTCGCGCGCGAGAAAGGCGACATCGAAGGCGAGCGAGCGTTGCGCCGCCAGCTCGATCTCAGATCTAAGATCGATCAGTACGAGCGCGCTGGCCTGACCAAGGCTGCCGCGAAGCTGGCGGCCGAAAAGGACCTGACTGAGCTGGATCAGGCTCGCGCCGAAGCAATGGCGCGCGAAATTGTTCACGAAGAGCGCAGCATCGACCTGCAGCTTGCCGAACTGCGCAACGACTATGAGGCCGTGAGATTCCTGCAGGATCAGGAATTTCTCGAGCGCCAGATCTTAATGTGGCGCGAAAAGGGTCTGTCGATCGCGGAGGCTGAGCGCCAGGCGGCCCAGGACCTCAAAAACCTCGAGACCGCGAGGGCCGAACAGATTTCGCGTCGAATGGCCGACCAGGAGGATGCACGGCAGATCGAGTTGGCGCGGCTGCGGGGCGATGATCCGCGCCGGATCTTCGCGCTCGAGGAGCGCCGTCGGATCCGCGATCGAGCCGACGAGCTGCGATCGCAGGGAGTCAATGAAGAGGATGCACAGGCCAAGGCACTGCAGGAGGGCGCTGAGCGATCGCGTGCCGCGCTGACCGGAACTTTCCGCGATACTTTCCGCGCTGGCCTTCAGGCGGCAATGAACGGCGATCTAGGCGGCTTCTTCAAGAACTGGATCGAGACCAGGGCTTTCGATGCGCTCGCGCGGGTGCTGGACCGTCTTGCCGACCAGCTGGCCAATCTGGTCAGCGGCGGCGGGCGAGGTGGTGGCGGCATCTTTGGCGCCGTGCTGGGCCTCGCAGGGGCTATTGGCGGCGTCAGTGCCGGTGCAAGTGCCGTGCGATCGGCAGGCAGCGCCGTCGGAGCTGCTGCAGCGCGCGCGACCAAGGCATCGGGGGCATTCGTTCCCCAGTTCAACAGTGGTGGTTGGGGCACGATCAAGGGCTTTCCCGGCGTCGATACCAATGTGCTGAGCCTCAACGACAACCCGATCGCGATGGTGTCATCGGGTGAGCTGCTGAACGTTCAGAAGGCAGGCGATCAGGCGCGGCAGACGGCCGCTCCGGTTGAGCAGAAGTTGTTCTTCGACCTGCGCAACGCGGTGATGACGCAAGATCTGCTCAACCAGATGAATGCGATCGGCCAGCAGGCCGCGCTCGCCGGCGGACAAATGGGAAGTTCGGGTGCCCAGGAGGCATTGGCGCGCCAGGCGCGGGGTCGGCTCGCATGACCGCGGTCGTGTTGCCGGCATCGCCCGGGCCTGCCGATCAGGCCTGGCAGCCTGTTGATTTCGGCGGTTTTCTGCGGCCGCCGCTGGGCGGTCCGGTGCAGCGCCTGAATCGTCTTGGCAACCGCTGGTCGGTAACCGTCACTATGCCGAAAATGGAAGGCCCAGTCGCGCGGCAGTGGATCGCGCTGCTGAACCTGGGCCTCACCAATGGCGTGCAATGGACGATCCGGCAGCCCGATCTGACCATCGGCGCACCGGGTGCACCGCGCGTCAGCGGCACAGGCCATGCAGGAACTTTGCTGCCGATCATCGGCGGTTCGGCCAGTTACGTCTTCCGCCAGGGCCAATGGATATCGTTGCTCAGCGAGGGCGCCCGATTTCTCTACATGATCGCTGCGCAAACGACGCTGAATGGATCGGGCGCCGGCACGCTCCCGCTCATCCCCGCACTGCGCGTGCCGCCTGCGAACAATGACACGATAACCGTCGTGAACCCGGTCATCGTTGGCTGGCTGAATGGCGCGCAGAGCGCGAGCTGGACGATCGACAATGCCGAGCATTTCGGTCTCGTTTTCACGATTGAGGAAGGCCAATGAGCTTCGAGGGTGCGTCGATCCTGATCGCCGGGCTGGCGAAGATCGAGCTGCCGCACGAAACGCTGCGCCTGTGCGATGGCGGCTTCGTCATCAAGGACGGTGAGCAGTACCGGACTTTTCACCCGGATTTCGGGACGATCGCGGCGATCGAGCCAATCTCCGAGGGTTTCGGCGACACCTTGCCCGAAGGGCGGATGGTGTGGCTGCCAGCTTCCGGCGCGGCGGCGGCGGCGCTTTCAAGCCCAGCCTATCAGAACAGCAGCATGGAGCTTTGGCTGACCCAGGTCGATCCGGTGACCCATCAGGTCATCCATTCCGAAGAGATGTTCAGGGGCCTTCTGAACCAGACGACGCTGCGCCGGACCAAGGGCAACCGCGTGCTCGAAATGAGCTTCATGTCGCGCTGGGTGAAGCTGTTCCTGGTGAATGAAGGCAACGACCTGTCGTCGGCTGCGCACCAGCGGGTTTTCCCAGGCGAGCTGGGCTTCGACAACATGACTGGGCTGCAGCCAGATGTCGCCTGGGGCACAGCAGGCCCGCCCATGGGCTATGGCGGCTATGCCGGCGGCGGTTCCGGCGGTGGTGGCCGCAACTTCGAATTGTCTGGGGTCAATTTCGTATGACGCTGGACAAGGACATGATCCGCCGCCGCGATGCGAGCAAGGCGACCATGGAGCGGTTCGAAATGAAGCCGTTCAGCTGGAAGCGCGCATCGACCTGCATTCACCTTGCGCGGTTCCACGCGGCGAACATGGGGCATGATGTGCCGCCGGTGCCGATGTTCCGTTCACCGCTGGGCGCGCGGCGCGCGCTGCAAAGCACCGGCCATGACAGCCTCGCCAGTCTGCTCGACAGCCTGTTCCCGGTCATCATCCCGGCGATGATGCGCCTTGGCGATCTGGCGATGCTGCCCGGCGACGATGATGACGGTATGGGCGCGATCCTGATCCATGGAGGCGGTCGCGTGCTGATGGGCTGGCACGGCGTCGAGGCGGACCGCATCACGCCGATTGCCGAGGCGATGGGCGCCGTCACCCGGGCCTGGCGACTCTAGCCATGTCGAAAGTGCTGAAAACCGTGGGCGTCATTGTCGGCGCGGTGGGGGCGATTGCGCTCGTCATCAGCAGCGCTGGCCTCGCCGCGCCGCTGGTCGGCGCTGCCGCAGGTACCACTGCTGCGGCGACGGCGACAGCAACCTTCGCCACCGTCGGCACGATCGCCAGCGGCGTGGCGGCGGCGGCACAGATCGGCTCCGGGCTGCTGGCCAAGCCACCGCGCGCGCAGGGCACCACCAGCGGCCTCTCGATCGCGCCCAATCAGCCGACGCCCTGCCTGATGGGCGAGACCTATTTCGACGGCATCCTGACCTGGGACACCGGTTATGGCGGGCGGGTCAGCAAGGTCGACAATCCGTACCGGTTCATGGTTGTCGAATATTCGGGGTGCGGTCCCGTCGACGAGCTGGTGCAGATCTATGCCAATTTCCAGCCCGTCTATTTCTCCGGCAATGCCGCTACCGGCTATTATTCGGGCTTTCTCTATCGCGACGTGCGGCTTGGCGCCGTGCCCGAATCCAGCCCGGTGCTGCCGCAATGGCCCGGCGCGCCGCGCTGGAGCATGCAGCACAAGGCCTCTGGCCATGCGCAGATCGGCTATTCGCTTCGGTTCGACAAGGACGGCAAGGTCTGGGCCAACGGCGTGCCGCGCATCGGCGCGCTGTGGCGCGGCGTCCGTCGCTACGATCCGCGGCTCGACAGCACCTATCCGGGTGGCAGCGGGCCGTGCCGGATCGATGACCCGTCGACCTATGTCTACACTGCCAACAACGCACTGCACGCGCTCGGCTATGCGTATGGCACCTATCACAACGGCAAGAAGGTTTTCGGCGTCGATGGCGATTTCGACGCCATCGATGTCGACACGTTCGTCGCCTGGGCCAACGCCATCGATGCCAATGGCTGGAGCATCGGCGGTCAAATTTTCGAGCCGGGCGACAAGTGGAACAACCTGAAGCTTATTTGCCAGTCGGGCGCCGCCGAGCCGGTTCTGCTGGGCAGCACGCTGAGCGTGCGCTTTTCGGCCCCGCGCATCGCCATCGGCAGGATCACCGCCGATGATCTAGCCGATGGCGAGCTGGTTATCCCGGGCTCGCCGGACTGGCGCGACGCCAAGAACGTCATCATCCCGAAATTCCGCTCGGCGGCTCATCAGTGGACCTATCAGCCGGCGGGCGAAGTCGCCTTCTCCAACTATGTCGAGCTGGACGGCGAACGCAAGGTCGACACGGTCCAGTTCGACCTTATCCAGAATGCGGACCAGGCGACGCAGGTCGGGTCCTATTACCTGGCCGACAAGCGCGAGCTGGGGCCGATCACGCTGCCGCTCAAGCCGCGCTGCTCCAGCTTCAGGCCTGGCGACTGCGTCACCGTGCATATCCCGTCGGAAGGCCTGACCGAGCAGCTCTGCATCGTTTCGGGCCGCAGCCTCGATCCGGGCAGTGGCATCGTCCAGCTGACCTTCATCACCGAGACCGAGGAAAAGCACGATTTCGCGCTCGGCCGCAGCGGCACGCCGCCCCCAGTACCGCAGCTGGTTTCCGCCGAAGAGCTGGACGGCACGCGCAAGGTCAACCTGGCGCAGGCGCCGATCGAGTATTCGGCCGACTTCACCTTCGACCTGGGCGATGTCGCGATCCTGCCCGACGGGTCGACCTGGCTGTTCATCAGCACCACGCCGCAGACCGGCAGCGCGCCTGCAATCGGCAATCCGCACTGGCTGCAGCTGACCGGTCAGGTCGAGCCGGTCTATGCCGATGGTACGCCGATGCGCGACCTGCAGCCCGCCGAACCGAACGCGACCGATGGTGCGGTGGTGCCGACGCCGGGCAGCGGCGTGCCGGGGAACATCAAGGATGAGAACGGCAATATCCGCCCGCCGGGCCAGTTCCTCAACAGCTCGCTGGTCTTCCGCAACGGCAAGCTCGATTATCTGGAATTGCCCGATGCAGAGCCGATCAACCTTGGTCGGGTCACCACGGCGGATATCGGGGCGGCAACCGCGTCTTCGCTGCGCCAGGCCGATGACAGCATCGCGCGCCTGGCGGCGACCGCGACCTTCCTGCTGTCTGAGTCTTCGCGCACGCGCGAGCTGCTGCGCGATGGCGGTATCTATGTCGATCCCGTCACCAAGCAGGTCCGCATTCATTCGGTCGAGCAGACGCGCGAGCGGCTGAGCAAAGCCGAAATCACGCTGGATGGCGCGCTGGCCAGCATCAACCTGAAAGCGTCGTTCAATTACGTCAACGAGCAGATCGCGCTGGCAGCGTTCGACCCCAGCCAGATCGCGGACCTGAGCTTCATCTTCAGCCGCCTGAATGAAGCGGAGATCGACATCGATGGTCTGAACGCAGCCATCATCACTCGCGCTTCGGCCAGCGCGCTCAGCGCGGTGACACTGCGCGTGAACACTGCCGAACAGAAGATTGACGCGCTCGAGGGGCAGATCAGCGACAAGGTCGGTTCGACCGAATTCAATGCGCTGGATACGCGGGTCAGTCAGGCCGAGGAGCTGCTGGAAGCGGTGCCCGATGCGGCCACCATCCGCAATTCGGTGACCGCCACGCGCCTGGTGCAGCTGCAGCAGGAAGAGAATGCGGAGAAGGACCTGATCGCCCTGGTGCTGAGCGATCGGGCCAAGCGATCGCAGGTGCAGGCGATCGGCATCGCGCGCAATGAGCTGGGCACGCGGATCAGCGACCAGGACGGTCGCATCCGGGTGGTGGCCGAGTTCGGCCTGGCGCTGCAGGTCGAGCTGGGCCGGTCGGTTGCGGGGCTGACCGCGCAGAGCGTCGCGCTGGCCGATGACATCAGCGCCGTCGCGCAGGACCTGACCAATCTGCAGACCAGCTTCGACGGCCAGTTCGGCACGCTGCAGACGACAGTCGATGAGTTGGGCCAGGCGTTTTCGACCGAGCAGGAAACGAGCGGCCTGCGGTTCAGCGAGATCGAATCGACCATCGGGCAGCAGGGCGAAGAACTGGAAGCCATCGGTGCGCGGGTCGAGAATGTCGAGCAGACCAGCGCGAACATCGACGGGCGGCTGACCGCAGGGCTGCAGCGCAGCGCGACCGTCGGGCGCATCAACGATATCGATCTGCAGGGCCTGGCCAACCGGATGCTGCAGGCGGTGGCGCTGACCGATCGCAACGCGCGCAAGGCCTTTCGCGAAGTGGCGTTCTTCCGCGAAGAGATCGTTACCGATTTCACGGCGAACAAGCGGGCGGTGGCATCCAGCCTGGTGGCGCTGGGCGCCGAGCTGAGCGGCGCGATCGGCCAGATCACCGAGCTCAGCCGCGTGGTGCTGGAGCCAGGCACGGGTCTGGTGCAGCAGATCAACACGCTGAGCCTCAGCACAACACTGGCGATCTCACAGACCCGGCAGGATCTGGAAAACACGATCAGCACAACGCGCGGAGATCTGGAGGCGGTCGACGCTAACACGATTGGGCGGGTCGATGGCCTGGAAGACGATCTTGGTACAGCCGTCGATCTGATCGGCGAAGTATCGGACGGCCTTGCAGCCGAAGTCGCTGCGCGCCCGATTGCGATCGAAGCGGCGATTACCGAGGTTCGCCAGATCCTGCAGGAAGCCGATCGCCTGATCGTCGAAGCGTTCGATCGGCTTGTTGGACGCGTCGGCGACAATGAAACGACCATTCTTCAGTATGCGCAGATCGTTGACGGCATTCTGGGAAAGTGGGGTGTCGAGGTCGACAACAATGGTCTGATCGGCGGCCTGACGCTGCTCAGCACGCTTCAGCGCCTGGACCTGGATTTCAACGTCACCAAGGTGACGATGCGCGACCCTGCCAGCGGGTTCATCTATTTCGAGGCCACCGAAGACGGCGTCGTCATGCGCGACGTCGAGGTCGATACGATCAAGGCCGATGTTATCGATGCCACCCAGATGAAGGGCTGGGCGATGGGCGAGCGATCGCAGGCCTATGACGTCGACCCTGTAAACACGAACGGTGCGAACTGGGTCAATGTCATCACCATCGGCCTGACGCCGCTGCATGGGCGCCCCATCAAGCTCAACTTCGCAGCGCTGATGAAGGACATCGTCGACGCCAACACCAAGCTCAACGTTCGCATCATCCGCGACGACGGCACGGTGATCTATGGCGGCCCAGGCGGTGCCGAATTCCATATTCAGGATGAAGGGACGCAGATCAGCATCCCCATCTTCGACAGCGTGGACGCAGGCCGCGCTACTACCTGGTCGATGCAGTTCGCCAAATCGACCGAGCCCAATGTCACCGTCGCCGCTTCATTCCGCATGGCCGAGGCTGAAGAGTTGAGCCGGGTCAACCTGCAGTCATCCACGATCAACACCGGCGGTGCGGGTGGCCCAGGCGCGGGCGATCCGGGCGGCGGCTTCAATCCGAACCCGCCAGGTGGCGGCAACCCTTTACCCTAACGGAGCAGCCCAATGGCAGAATGGTACAATGTCGGCACGGTCACCTGGACCAACAACAACGACATCATCAACGGCACCGGCGTCGCCTGGCTGACCAACAAGGTCCGGGCGGGCGATGCGATCCGACGGCCCGACAATGTGTTCGTCGAGATTGCCGAGGTGCTCGACAATGACAGCCTGCGGCTGCGGGCGACCTATGAAGGGCCGACGCTGTCGGCGCAGGCCTATACCATTCTGCCGACGGCAAGCCGCTCGATCGATGCACTCGACTATTCGCTTGAGCTGCTCGACAGCTTCGGCGACGTGCGCGACGGCATCGGCTCTGGCTTCTTCCCCGATGGCACCGTGTCCAATCCGTCGTTCAGCTTCTTCCTGGATCGCGACACGGGTTTCCGGCGGGTTGCTGCAAACAGCTTCGCCGTCGTCAATGGTGGCGTCGACACGGCCTATTTCGACGACGCCAACAATACGGGTCTGGGCCAGACGTCGATCACCACCAAGTTGGACATTCTTGGCGATGTGCGCCTGCTGAAGAGCGGTGGCAGCCAGATCTATATGGGTGATCCCAATTTCAGCGGATCGTTTGCGCTGCGCGGACCTGGCATCGGCGCGACGCTCAACGGCGACGGCATCGCGGGCGAGCTCAGCTTCTACAGCTATAACGGCACCAATGCGCGGGTGCAGCAATGGGTCATTCAGGGCAACGGCATCTTGCGGCCCGCGAGCGACAATCTGGTCAACCTGGGCACCGCGTCGTTCCGCATGGCGCAGCTGTTCGCCGGCAACGGCACGATCAACACGTCGGACGAACGCGAGAAGACCTGGCGCAGCGCGCTGACCGAGGCCGAGATCCTTGTCGGCCGCCAGATCGTCAACGACGAACTCGGCATCTTCCAGTGGAACGATGCGCTGGCCGAGAAGGGGGAGGATGGCGCCCGGCTGCATTTCGGCGCGAGGGCGCAGCGGGTGTTCGCGCTGTTCGAAGCGGCAGGCCTTGACTGGCGGCGATATGCATGGTGCTGCCACGACGAATGGGGTGCGATCATCGAGCCCGAGATGGCCGAGGTGCCGGTCACCAAGACGCGCAAGGTGTCCGTGCCGACCAGCCTGATCGATCCGGAGACGGGCAACCCGGTCATGGCCGAGATCGACGATGACTATGTCACGGTCGAGATGCAGCCGACGGGCCGCATGATCACCGTGCGCGAGGCGGGCGACCGCTACGGCATCCGGTATGATCAGCTGACGCTGTGGCTGGTCGCCGTGTTGGGCATCGATGCCGTGCAGCGGGATGCGCGGATCATTGAAGTCGAACAGCAAAATGTCGCTATGGCCGCGACCCTTGCAGCTCTCGAAACCCGCCTCGCAGCATTGGAGCAAGCAGCATGACGCCTGAACTTATCGCGGCCTTTGGCCAGTTCGGGCCGCTTGGCCTGATGATCGGCTATCTGGTGTGGCGCGAAAGCAAGGAAAGGGCCGCTGCGACCCAGCGCGATCTTGCCCAGGCCGAAGCGAACAAGGAATTGGCTGGCGCGCTTTCAGCGTTAACCGTGACGATCCAGAACATGCTGCCCGGAGGTCGCGCGAGATGAGCGGGCTCGATGATCTCCGACTGCAGGCAGGGCGACTGATGGAGGCCTGCGCCGCCATCAACGCGACTGCCGACGATCAGTCAGTCAAGCTGCGACGTCGCCGCCAGACTACGCTTAATCGAAAAGCCGCGCCGCAGCTCGCCGGTACCAGAGGAGCAAGGCATTGACCGATTTCAACCGCAGGCCGGTGTTCGACGCCGTGCGCACGATCGCTGGATCTCTCAGTCAGGGACAGGTCGATGCCATCGATCGCGCCATCGATATCGGCCTCGGCCGCGCAGTGCCGCGCGCGCAAATCGGCCTGACCGCTAGCGACTTCGAGGACGCCGCCAGGTCGCTCGGCTGTAGCGTCGCGCAGATCCGCGCCGTTTGGGAGGTCGAGAGTGGTGGTGGCTGGTTCAAGGACGTGCGCGCCGATATCCTAGCCGCTGATGGTCCCGGCGGTTTCATCGACGGACCCAATCTGCCGAAGATCCTGTTCGAGGCACACGTCTTCGATCGTGAGACGAGTGGACGATTCCGCGCCAGCCATCCCAACCTTTCGTCCAGGACCTGGAACCGCAAGCTCTATGTCGGCGGCCAGGGCGAGTGGCTGCGCCTCAACCGGGCGATGCAGCTCGATCGGCGCGCGGCGCTGCGATCGGCATCGGTCGGCGGTGCGCAGATCATGGGCTTCAATCACCAGCTGGCAGGGTTCGACACGGTCGAAGCCTTTTGGGATGCGATGAAAGTCAGCGAGCGGGCGCATCTGGATGCGTTCGTGGCGTTCATTCGCAACCGCGGCTTGGTCAGCGCGCTGCGCGCGATCAGCAATCGCCATGCCGACTGCATCTCCTTCGCCAAGGGCTATAACGGCAGCGGCTATGCGGCCAACGAATATCATATCAAGATCGCCAGGGCGCACGCGAAGTACGCCGCGTAGCGGCTGCTCATCTGGGGGTATCGGTGGGGGTATCGGCTCCGGCCGAACGTGCGCAAACCCGTGCAAAACTGGGATTTCCCGCAACCGTTGATCCGGAGGGATTATCCGGATCACTCAAATCCCGATCAAATGCCGAAAATAGCGGATTTCTGCGGTTCTTTCCCGATCAGGGAACAAGGTGACACCATGCTGACAAATGCCGCGGTTAAGGCCGCGCTTCCTGCCGCGCGCTCCTACAAGCTCTGGGATGGCGGCGGGCTGCACCTGTTCGTGGCGCCGAGTGGCACCAAATCGTGGCGGCTGAAGCTACGCCTGGACGGGCGCGAGCAGCTGCTGACGCTTGGCCGCGCGCCCGATATGACGCTGGCCGCAGCGCGCCTCGAGCGCGATCGGCGCAAGGCGGCGCTGGCCGAACAGAGTGCCGGCGAGATCCAGCCGCAGACTTTCGGCCAGGTCGCTCGCGCCTGGCACGCGCATAACCTGAAGCGCTGGTCGCCGGTACATGCCGACGACGTGCTCGCGAGCCTCGAGCGCGATATCTTCCCCGCGATCGGCGACAGGCCGATCGGCGACATCCGCCCGGCCGAGCTGCTGGGCTCGATCCGCGCCATCGAGGCGCGCGGTCGGCGGGCCACCGCCTCGCGCGTCCGCCAGCGCGTATCGGCGATTTTCGGCTTTGCCATGGCGCACGATCTGGTCGCTGCAGATCCTGCAGCGCAGCTCGGCCGCGCGATGGCCGGTACCGGGCTGGTCCAGCCGCATCCTGCATTGCTCGATATCGCTGACTGCCGCGCGCTGCTGCATGCATGCATGCGCGCAGGCGCATCGCCGCATGTCCAGCTCGCCTCCCGATTCCTGGCTTTGACCGCGGTGCGCCTCGATGCGGTGCGCGGCATGCGCTGGGGCGAGATCGAGCTCGATTGCGCCGACACCGGCCGACCGGCCTGGCGCGTGCCGCCGGCGAGAATGAAGCTGGCCAAGGACAAGAAGGCCGATCCGCGGTTCGCCCATCTGGTGCCATTGAGTGCGCCGGCGATCGAGCTGCTGCGCGCGGCGTCCGACATCCAGGGCCGCGCCGATGGAGCACCGTTCGATCCGATGCAGCTGGTTTTCGCGCCGGCCGGCCGCACCTCGCCGATCGCGCGCGGGTCGATCGGGGCTCTGTATCGGCGCGCCGGCTTTGAAGGGCGGCACGTTCCGCACGGCTGGCGCGCGAGCTTCTCGACCATCCTCAATATCGATCTGGGCCCGGACTATCGCGATGCGATCGACCGGGCGCTGGGCCATGCGGAGAAGAACAAGGTCGAGGCCGCGTATAATCGATCGGGCATGATCGATCAGCGAACTGCGATCTTCGATCGCTGGGGTGAGCTGCTGGCCGCGTAAAACCCGGCCAGGCACTCGGTTCTAGCCTCGCAAGGCGGTGCCGCTGGCACGAGGCTTGCTCCTGGCCCCTGGACAGCCCGGGCGGCGCAAGCCGCCCCTGCGCGCCGGTGCGGGTTTGCACGGCGATGATCGTTTCACCATCGGGTTCGGGGTTTGGGGCCAGTTCAAAGCGCCCGGCGAAGCCGGACTATATCACCAGCTCCCGGTTTCTCTGCGGGTGGAAGATTCGCGCTTGTCCAACATGCGGGCGATGGATTTCAAGGTTTCCCCCAGGCGGCCGTCGACCGCGCCCATGGCCTCGAGATAGCGCTGGGCCGACAGCCCTTCGACCATGGCCTTCCATTCGGCCTGTCGCTGCTCTCCAGCCCATTTCACGTCGTCGGGCAGCGGGGCACGGCCCATCAGATGACGTACCATCTGCGCGACCTCTGGCGGGAGATCGAGCGCATAGGCGTTGGTGATCTGCTCGACCTGGGGACCGGTGGCGTTCTCGGTCGGCTTGGATCTGCGGATCCAGTGCAGGAAGCCCGCGTCGCGCAGGCGCTTCAGCGCGGCATGAACGGCCGAATAGGAGCGCCCGACCGCCTCAGCGATCGTGGCGATCGCAGGCTCAAGCCGCCCCTCCTTATAGTCGACGAAGGTCATGTACAGCGCCTCGAGCACCTCGATTGCGACATGGCCCAGCGCTCCGTTCCTGCAGCCAGGGCTCAGGCGCTGGCGCGCGCGCAGCGTTTTGCGCTCGAGCTCCTTGGCACTCTTCAGCACTGCGCCGCCATAGCGCCTGCCGCCACGTCGCGTGCCATCGCCGATCGGGCGCCAGAGGCGCTTTTCGATCTGCCCCTCATAATAGCTGTTGCGCCAGACCGGCTGGCCGGTGCGGCGCGTCTTGGTGAATTCCTTGCCGGCGATGACGTCGCCGATCGCGCGGCCGGTGCCGCTACGCCCTTCGATCGCTGCCGTCATGCCGCGATCTCCCAGAAACAGCCGAAGCCGGTGACCCGGCCCCAGCTTTCCCGATGCTTCAGGCGATAAGCGATTCCGGCGGGGGCAGGCCCTGCATCAACATGTCTGCCCAGGCCTGAGCTATCTGGCGACGGCGAGGCAGATACGCGGCGCGGTTGTAGATGGGCTCGACGCCAGGCTGCGCGTGCGCCAGCATGAGGTCGATGATCTTTCGATCGTCGATCCGGTCCTGGATTGCGCACTGTTCGTTCATAATCGTCGAGAAGCTCGATCGCCAGCCATGCGGCACGTGCACTCCCTCGAGCCCCGCGATCCGATAGAGCTTGCTGAGCGTGGAATCGCTGATCGGTTTGCGCCGGTCGCCAATGCCGGCGAACAGCCATGGCGTCTGAGGCGCGATCGCCAGCGCGGCCTGCACCGTTGCAGCTGCCTGACGCGAGAGCGGTATCAGGAAGTCGTGCGTGGCGTCCCGCTGCTTGTCCCTGGTGAGCTTCATGCGAGCTGCAGGCACATGCCAGAGCGGTTCCGGACCATCGAGCCCGATGAATTCGCGCTTGTCGGCCTGACAGACCATGGCGGGACGCGCGGCGGTCAAAGCCAGCAAACGCGAGGCCAGCAACACCGTCGCCGATGCGCCTTCCCGCGCTTCCGTCTGCTGCAGCACCGCACGTGCCGACTCGATCGTGATTGCTGCCGGTCGCCGGTGCGTCGTCGCGCTCTTCATCGCGCGGCTGATCATCGCGGCGGGATCCGTTGTGGCGAGGCCAGAGGCGATCGCCCAGACGAACACTTCCGAGATGTGCATGCGTACCTTGCGCGCCATGTTGAGCTTGTCCTGGGCTTCGACCCGCCGGACGACCTCCAGGACCATCGGTGCGGTGATCTCGCCGACGCGGCTCGGCCCCAGCAAACCGAAGGCGTGGTTCTCCAGGCGCTCGAGCACCTGCTTGCCATAGCGAGGCGACCAGCTGCTCTTCCGAGCCTCGTGCCAGGCACGTGCCAGCTGCTCGAAGCTGTCCGTCGGCTGGCGCGTGCGTCCGACTTTCACCACACGCTTCTCGGCGGCAGGATCGACGCCGCCGACGAGCTGCAGTCGCGCCTCGTCGCGCGCCATGCGCGCATCGCGCAACGACACTTCCGGATAGAGCCCCAGTGTAAGCGTCTTCTCGCGCCCCCTGAAGCTGTACTTCCACCGCCACGATTTGGTGCCGCTGGTCAGCACCAT